TTTCAAGATACAAAGACAATTGCATCATATAGTGACCACCCCATAAATGTTGGCACAGAAGGAAAATCTGTACCTGACTTTGTATTGGAGAGATACTATAGATATTGCTACCCAACCACAAGGATGGTATTTGTGGTTTACCGCTCGTTGGTTCAATAGGCAAAAATACTTTTCTATTGGGGCTTCATACAGGTGGAGGAGCGGCGTATGGTTATGCAACACCTGTAGATGCTGTTAAGGTTCTGGAAGCTGCAGAGAGATTGGGAACTAATTTCCTAACATCAATATATTCAGAGGGTTCATTTAGATTACCACCCGGAGCCACTTTAGCAAAGGTTACACCTCGTAGCCCTTTACTATATGAGAATATTCCATCTCTGATGGTAGCAGGTTCTATATCTAATTATAGTAATATCACTCCAAAAAGTACTCTTATAAAATCACCCATTGTAGATGATATAGAAGATATCATTGGAGTTTCTCCTTATACGGATGGACATATGAAATATTCTCCACCACAAATGCGTTCTAAGCGTGTTAACGGAGAATATATTTCACCTCTTAATAATTGGGTAAAAAAACTTGGTGTGGTGAAAGAACCCCTTGAAGATAAGATTCTGGAAACAGTTGCCTGTAATATCGTTATACACCTTGTTACTAATTTAAAGAAGAAAGGCGTTAAAAAATTAAAACCATTTAAGCTAGAAGTAGCACAGAATGGTTCTCCTGATAATTTCTATATACGTGCTATGAAAAATAGCACATCTGGAGGATTTTTGCTACCTGGTAAGAAATCTAACTATAATGATCCAATTGAATTGGAGTTTAAGAAAGATTCAGTTATGCCTAATTTTGAAGTTAAAGAACAAGTAGCTGAGATTTTAGAAGCTTACAATAAATATGAGTTATCTCATGATGTAATTGGAGCACAGATGAAAGATGAACCTAGAAGTAGAGAAAAGTTTCTTAAAGGTAATACTCGATTATTTGCCATGTCTTCATATCCTATGACTTTGGTTAATAGGATGTTTTTGATGCCATTTTATTCACTAATGGTTGAACATCGTGATGTATTTTGTACTAAAGTAGGCATTAATATGCATAGCCGGGAGGCACATGAGATGTATGAATCTTTGTCCAGTTTTTCTTCTCATATTATGGAGGGAGATTATGGTGGTTATGATACTAGTATGCCTATTGGTATAGGATTAGCTGCTAATACTGTTGTTGAAAAGGTTTTGAAACAGTTTGGATATAATGAATATGCCTTGAAAATGGTTAGAGGTATCTTAAGTGATAACCTTTATCCAACGATAGCTGTAGAAGGTAATATTGTTATAGCCCCTGGTTTTCAGCCATCAGGTAAGTATGCAACTGCCGAAGATAACTCTCTTAGAGGTTTAATTCTTTTATATTTTGCTTATGTTAATATGTGTACTCCAACAGGTCAAGGGTCAAATGGCATGAATCCTTATAATGAAACAACTAAATTTCGTGAACAGGATTTCTTTAAATATTTATTACCAGTGACTTATGGAGATGATATGTTATGTGCTGTAAAACCAGAGTTAGCGCCATATTTTAACAATGTCAAATACTCTGAGTTTGTTAAAGAAGTTTATGGAATGACTTTTACAACAGCTGATAAAAAGGAACATGTAGATGAATTTATAAAACCAGAGCAGATGTCTTTTCTCAAGAGAACTTTTAAATTTAGTCCTTTATTAAACAGAAGAGTTGCAGTTTTAGAAAAAGATTCCTTTGTGAAGAGTCTTAGTTATATTCTTCCTTCAAAGGAAATAGATGTTGATACTCAAGTTCTTGAAACGTGCATATCAACCTTGAGAGAACTATTCTTTTGGTCAGATAATCAAGAAGAATTTGATAGTTACAGAAAGAAGTTTATAACAGCTATAGAGAAGAAACTGCGCTTTACTGCCGAGGATGCTGATAAAGTTTTACCTATTTTTCACCAATTAATGGATGATTATAATGATTCACCAATTTCCTTAGAGAATACTCATACCTATTTTGCACAGCAGAAAGCTAAAGAGCAAGAAATTGAGAATTTTTTACATCCCTCTAGTGAGGAATCTGACTCGGAAGATGAGTTATATGAAACCCCTGTTGATGAGAGCAATTCTTTCATGGAAGCCTTTGAAGATGGTATCTCTTTGTCTTACTTTGCTTCAGATTCTGAGGAGGAAATTTATCTCTTTGGAGCTAATTTCGAAATAGAAGATCAAAGAGTAGTTAATTGGGCTTCTAGAATACCTACATCTGAACTTAATCATGTTTACGATAATGAACAGTTTCCTCAAATGCCTAGTGATTTCATGGACAATGACTCATGGGATGGCATTGATTATGACCATTATCGGTCTGATTCGAGTATTCTCTTCATGGATCGTGAAGAACGTAGAGAAAGACGTTGGAAAGATTTGCATGCCAATGCTATAGCTCATAGAATTAAT